TCAGACTTCCCCAAAGCCGAGCCGGGGTGCTCGCAGGCGCGCTGCCAGGCGCGCCGAGCGAGTCACGGCTGCTAGCGAGGCGATCGCTAGGGGTGTATCAAGCGCAGAGGTTGCCCACCTCGTGCGCACACCGAGCGAACTGTTTGAGGCAGGTGTCGAGACCGTGTTGCTCCCCCACGACTGGTTAGTGGATCGGAGCTTGCGGTTTGGCCACGAGGAGGGCGACGTTGAGGGGCCAGGTGAACTGGAGCGGCAGCAAGCCGCATACAGCCCTAGCTATGTTAACCCCGGGATCACCACGATGTTCCCTTGGGGTGGGGGTTTAGTTGCCACGCCTGGAGGGGGCGGGGCGACGCTTCCGCCCGGGTGGCAGAACTTCAGCGTCGGGTACTCGTTCGGCAGCGACACCTCGGATGGTGATCGTGCAACCGTCCGCACCCTGGGGGGAGAGCGCGTGGAGCGTGGTCCCCCAGGGTCAGTTGGCCCGTGTGTCGAGGTCCCGCCCAGGGAGGTGCAACCAGCACCACAAGTGGACCCGAACCCAGTGGCTGCGGCACAGCCGCAGTCCGCGGCGGCCCCCCCGCCGCCTGAGGACCCCCAACCCGAAGTCGGAGTGGTGTATGGTCCTCGTGAGGAGCCGAGTGCGAATCCCCAAGACCAATCCCTTGGTGGGGGTAGGTTTGCGCGCACGGTCGACTGGCATGAGGTGGAGGAGGATGGCGTCGAGCCACTCCCCGTCTCTGTCGAGTCGGAGCTCCCTGCTGGGAATGTGTGGTGGGCTGTGCCAAGGGCTCTAGGGACGATAGCCTCCGCTACGGCGGTGACGCTGTTGAGCCATGGTGCAGCTGGCTGGGTGTTGGCGCACCCAGTCGCCGCGGCCGTAGGGACGGTCGCGTCGGCAACAGCAGGCCTAGGTGTCGTGGCACGGAGGTGGTGGCGCTTTGAGGCGCAGCCACACGAGTTCCCCGACATTGAAGCCCGTGTGCACGAGGAGTGCGTGCGCCTCGGAGCGGATCCCGAACTGGTAGCCCACTTGATGGGTAGTTCCATGTTCGCGCCCCGGGACGCGCGTCGTGCCACGGAACTCGCACGCAAAGCATGGCAATGGATGAGCCAGTATCGCAAGAACTGGTCCAATGTCGTGCGCCTGAGCCACCAGACGAGAGCGGTTTCGATCGCGCTCGGTATGTCTGAGGGTGACGGTGCGGCGATGGCCTACTGGAGCGTCCGGTCGGTGAACACCGGGATCCATCGAGTTGACCGCTTCGCCCGAACGGGAGAGTTAGGGTGGGGGCGGGCGCTCCCGGATGCCTAGGGGTGCCCCGTGTCGGTGGAGGGACTGTGCGCCCAAGGTAAGGTTTTGAAGGACCTGGCCAAGGGGTGTTCGATCGCGAGAGTCCCTGACGACGATGGGGTCCAACATGGGAGGAGGCTGGTTAGACTGGCCCTTCCTTGGGTCACCGATGAGATGTTCGTGCCGTTTGTCCACCATGACTGCATACACAATCAGGTTATAGCGGTGCATAACCGTGTGTGCGGCAAGGTGCCGCTGCCTACCTCCGAGGGGCTCGCCTCGATGAGGGTCGCTGCAGCCAAGGTTGTGAGGTTGTTGCCCAAGACAGTTCCCGAGGACTATTACGTGATGCCGATGCGGTATGGTGGCGCGAAGAGAACGCGCTACCTGAACGCGACGGACGACGTGATGGCTTTCGCGGTAGTCAAAGGTGACTCCACGATCAAGATGTTTGTCAAAACCGAGCGACTTCAGCCAGATCAGGCAAAGCCAAATCCCGACCCTCGCGCTATCCAGTTCCGCAATGCGAAGTATTGTGTTGAGCTGGGTAGGTTCTTGAAGCCCATAGAGGAGCATCTCTATGCGTTGAGTGGTGTTGGGGCTGGTGTGCCCCCGACGCGAGCAATCGCGAAGGGGCTCAACCAGGTGGAGCGCGCTGAGCTGTTGGTGGAGAAGATCTCCCATTTCGATGACCCCGTTGTCTTGTCGTTGGACGCCTCCCGGTTTGACCAGCATGTGGACCAGTCTGCTCTCAGGATTGAGCACTCGGTCTACCTGGCCTGTTGCTGGGACGAGTGGTTCGCGAAGCTGCTGTCATGGCAGCTGAACAACGTGTGCTTCACTTCCCGGGGAATGAAGTACAAGGTGAAGGGCAAGCGCATGAGTGGTGACATGAACACAGCACTGGGTAATTGCCTGCTGATGATCATCATGATGATGGCGTTTCTAGCCTGGTGTAAGAAATGGGATGTGTTGGATGATGGGGACGACGCCCTGTTGATCGTTGAGCGGCGTGATCTCGCCCGAGTTGTCGGGGGTGCCAAGAAGGGCTTCCTCGAGTTCGGCCACGAGTTGAAAGTTGAAAACGTTGCCACGGTCTTGGAGCGGATTGTGTTTTGCCAGTCGCAGATGATTGAGTTCTCTCCTGGAAGGTACAAGTTCGTCCGGAACCCTTGGAAGGTAATGAGTTGTGCTCTAACCGGAGTTAAGTATTTCGGCCAGGTCGGTGCGCGTGCTAAGTTGTTGTACAGCATCGGCTTGTGTGAGCTCATTCTCGCCCTCGGGGTCCCCGTCCTCCAAGAGTTCGGCCTTGCGATCCTCCGCAACTGCGGGGTGGAGCGCGGGCTTGAACTCCCTCCCGACGGTTCTCTCATGAGCCGAGTGAGGCGCGAGATGCGTACCCTTGGGATGCGGACGCTCGAGAGAGTGGACCCCCAGGTGGTGTTGCCATGCGCACGTGCATCCTTTGAGGTGGCCTTCGGAATGTCTCCCGAAAGGCAGATCGAAGTTGAGGCCAAGCTGAGAGTGTGGGAATTCCAGTTGCAGGGTTGCATAGATCTTCCGGCGGAGTGGGACGTACCAAGGTGGGTGCTCGACCCCACCCAATCACCGGAAGTCTATCCCCTGTGAGGGAAATGCCAAGTAAAAACAAGGGCACTCCTCAGCTGTTCGTTGGACCCCTCCGCCAAGGGGAGCAACGCCCTGTTATCGTACAGGGTAAGAAAAAGCGTAATCGCAAAGCCGCACGGAACATGCGCCAGGGGGGCCCTTCGAGGGCTCTCCCTGCTTTCGGTGCCTCTGTGGCGTATGCACAGGGGACTCGGTCCGGGGAGCCAAACTTTAGACGGAATGGCTACCGGTCCACCACCATCTCGCACAGGGAACTCGTTGGTAGTGTCTCGGGTAGTTCAACATTTGCCGCTCAGTTCGGCTTCTCGTTGCAGCCCGGGCTTGCCACATCGTTCCCCTGGCTGTCCACACAAGCTGTTGGTTGGGAAGCGTACCGCTTTAAGAGGCTTAAGTACTGCTACTACACGAGGTGCTCTACCGCTACGCCCGGGAGCATCATGCTTATCCCCGACTACAACGCCGCCGACCCGCCGCCTCTGGATGAGCAGACTGCGTCGGCATATCGGGACGTTGTGGAAGAGGTGCCTTGGACGGTCGAGTTTGAGTGCGAGTTGGATCCGGAGGCAATGTGCCCTAAGGGGCAGAGGCGTTTTGTACGTACTGCCGGGTTGGCCCCCAACCTGGACATCAAGACATACGATTCCGGGTCGATGTACATCGGCACGGTGGATGGAACCGGTGTTATCTGGGGGAAGATTTGGGTTGATTATGAGGTGGAGCTGTTTGTGCCGACGCTACCCACGGCCCCGGACGTTGCGAACTCCGGGTCCGTTGCAAGCGGAGGCACGGTCTCAAAGACCAGCTTTTTTGGCACCGCCCCAGTCACCTCGCCAGCTGCCTTTGCAGTCATTTTCTCGTCGGGTTCGTCGGGTATGTTCCTGGGATTCGCAGTCCCGGGTGAGTACCTCGTGACCCTTACGATAAGTGGCACTGGGCTGGCCTACCCCACCTTCACCACTGCTGGACCTATCACTGTTACGACAGTTGGATTTACAGGGTCTGGTTCCACAACTATTATCGTTGAGTACTTGGTGACATGCCAGGTGTCCGGAAGCACCATCAACTTCGCGGACGGGGGGTCTTCCACCGTTACTGGAGTGTACGCGCGTGCCGCGCCGTACCTCATCACGAACGGTTGAGAGGCTTGCCCAGGAGACCCCCACCTTGATGCGGGGGAACAGGCAATCTTTGTTGCGCAGGTGGTCAGGGAGGAGCGGTTCCGGTGCCAATGGGCTAGGCTGGCCTACACACCCCACCCCTCTTTGAGAATACCATCCCAACTCTTCAATTCGGTATGCGTGGGCAGCCAAAGCAAGTAAGCGACCTCCCCGGGTCGGATGAACGTTTCGCTGTGGGGCCAGAGTGCCTCGCCCACGGGTGCAGGAGGTTAGATTAGGGCTAAGTTAAGCATGCTGGCACATGCGAGGACTGGTGCGCTACAACGGACCCGTGGCGACGGGGTTTAATCCAAACGCAACCTTTGGGCAAGGTGGAAATGCAACCCGGATGTAAACGTAACATCTATGTCCGATTGGCATCGGACGCTTCCCCTAAGGGGGTCGCGGACTTCGGCCCAATCTTTGTTTGGTGGGTCCACCTTTAGCCAGGTGGAATTTTAGCTGCAGTGACAGACACCATTCAGGGAACCTTCGTGAGAAGGGGGGGCGGCCGAGGTACAACCAACTCACCAACGACCGGCGAAAGCCG